GTAGCCGCCCCACCAGTTCAATTTATTGGACCAAGATCTGGTGGAACTAAGGGTACTTCAACTCCATCTCCAACAACTGGATTTGCTGGCGGAGACGGTCTGGGTTCATATCTTTGGGGATATGATGGAGACTGGTTTCCAAATAGTGGAGTTGTATTTACTTACGACTGGTTTTGGGCAAATACAGCTAGTGCAGATGATGCAACTGCCTCATACACTCCAGCCACATCTTCTGGCGCAGACGATAAGATTTCAAATGTAAATGCAAATTTAGGGTGGCTTGTTAACAATGAACCTAATGGCGTGTGGTTATATTTTAGAGTAAATGCCTCAAATGCTTCTGGTGTTGCAAGAGCAGTAAGTACTCCAGTTAGACTTATAAGACAAGAGCCATCAGCAAGCACATGGTCAATGGTATCTGCAGCATCATCGTCACTAAATACGCCAAAGTTTGTAAGTACATCTATTAGCAATTTGTGGTATGACGCACCACATTTCTATGAATCAAAAGTGGAATGGTTCTCAGAATCTTCAAATACAAACCCATCCCTCAATGCCACTACCCTTGTAAAAACACAAACTGTAGGATCATTTGCTTCCAATAGGACTGAAATTGATGGAACTGCAATTACACAGCAGCCAAGCTATACCCCAGTAAATGTTAACTCTTTAGGCTACTCCGATGCAGACAAATATATAATTGCAAAACTTACTCTTATAAATAGTTATACAAAATATAACAATGATCCACAAATATATTTTACAAGTACATCAGTCCCAGTAGGACAAGTAAGAACCATTACCCCACAATGGAATGATTATATATATGTGTCTACAAACGGATACATAGGACTTGCAGGCTCTACTGGAAATACTGGACTTAATGATACTGGAACACAGGGGCATGTAGTTAGCTTTTTGAACAAAGATTTAAAACAAATTAGCTTAAAATATAAAGCAACTGCTACAGAATACATAGTTGATTGGTCTGGAAAAATTTATGATGTTGCTAGCAATACAGTAACATATAGATATCAGGCAATATTTTATCCAGGTCAAAATTATGTAGATTTTCATGTTATAACTAATGGCGGAGGAACTTCTGGAAATGCGTATCTTTATAATGGTGCACAGCAAGTACCATGGGGAGCATCAAAGCCAACTGGATCTGCTTATAGGATATATCTTACAAGCGGTGTAGCATTTCAATCAATAACATACAGTCCTGTATCGACTACAACTGGTTTTACTTCTGTCACCACACAAGATCAGGTAGATGATGGAGCAACAACACTACAACTAATTCAGGGAGTGTCAAAGCCAACAATTATCTCACAACCATCTTGGCAATTATTAAGTGGTAACGCTAATAAAATTGGATCTGTATATAGATTATCCGTAGGTAGTTGGGCAAACTCTCCCACATCTTATGAAATGCACCTTTATAGAAATGATCAGGCAGGATATGACACTTCTGGTTTTCCAATAACATTGAATTCTAGTCAAACATATTATGACTGGACGGCAACATCAAGCAACGTTTCTTTATCATTATCTGTATATGCAACTAATTCAGCTGGAACAAGCGACATATCTACAGCAACAACAAGCATTGGGCCATTTACTGCTAATTTAGCAGCACCAACACCAACATCAGTAACTTGGGATGGAACTAAATTTAAAATATATTCTGAAGGTGGCGATGGGCCATATTATCAAATGTGGTATTCGACTGGAACATCACAACCAGACTCTGCAACAAATGGCTATGATTATTCTGAAATTGCACCTAGTCCAATTACATTTACGCCATCATTTACACCAAGTACTGGTTCCACATATAATTTTTGGCTAAGGTCTGCAACATCTTTAACAGCAACATCATATAATGTTAATATGGGTCAATATAGTCAAAATTATGTTTCAGTAACAATACCTGGTCCAAGTGCATTTTCAATGAACATATATGATAGTACAGTAACTCCAAATGGACCGAATTCCATAACCATAACACAATCATCAAATACATTAAATTTTGATTGGGCCGATGAAGCAGCTGCAACAGGTGGATGGTATAGCTCTATATCTGGTGGAACACAGGGTGCAAGAAATAATATAAGAACTGTTTCGTATGATTTTTGGTCTGTAACAGCAAATACTTATTACTCTGGACAGGTATATGCAATAAATACATCAAAACAAGTTACTATGGATTGGTCTGGTGGAACTGGAGCAAATAGCTGGACTTTATATTATGATATAAATGGTGGAACAACTCAAACCCTTAACACAACGTCAACTAGCTTTACAATATCTACTACTGGCGCAGTAAGAGTTTTAGGTATCAGAGCATTTGCAAATTCAAATTATACTGGTGCTTATAGGGATGGCTCATACAATAGCTCATTATATATAACTCCAACAAATAAAAATTCTGCTATTACATATTGGTCAACAACTTACGTGCCAGTAACTACATATGGTGCTTGCGATGTTGTAAATGGAACAAGTTATGGATCATATTATGATGATTGTAGTGGTCAGCTATACAGACAATGTAGATCAACAACTACATCATATAAAAGAATTATATATATAGATGGAACAAACAGCGGAACTTATGATACTTCTGGATGTACTACAACCACGTCTGGCACAGATTGTGGTTCTTATAGCTATACAAATGGTAAATGTGGATACACACTAACTTGCACCGCATCTTGCGGAACGTATAGCGCATATGGAGCATATGGTCCATATACTGCATACGGGGCATGCTACTCTACTGGAGCAACTGCTCAAAAAGATAGATCAAGAGAAAGGTGTAGGACAAGAACTTGCATTGCTACCGATTGCAGCAGTTATGTTCAGACCTCGTGTGAGACACAGGTTCAGTCTACAGCCTGTACTGTTACAAGGTGGATCTGTAATAGCTTTGATTATTCTAACTCAACTAGCGCTAACTATCAATGGTGTTTGACCCCAGGCGGCGGAGACTGTAATGCAAGATTTAACTCTGCTGGAACAAGGTCCTCGTGTGCCTTCTCATAACCTTGACAGCCTTAGCGCATATTGATATAATATAAATATGATAATTATTAATTTTGATACCGTACACTGGTCTTCTGCTGGAGTTAAATTAGATAAGGTTGCTTCTGGAATAGAAGGCTCAGCCACATGTTTAATTATAAATAATAAGATTGTTAAAATTATTCCTATTGATCTAGATTTTCATAATATTTTATGTGAGGCAACAGAATTTAAAGAAGGACAGGAAAAATACGACATATATCCTGTAGAAATATTAAGGCCAGGAAAAGAAAAAATATTACTTTTGTGCGATGAAATGCTACAAGCAATATTGCTTTCAAATCCAATCATTGCCAGGATAGAAGAACATCATAAATATAAAGAATTAGTTATGACTGGATGGTCATATATTGACGGGGAATTTGTCATTCCTGGAGAGATGGAATAATGTCAAAAACAAAGTGGGACCTATGGCTTGAAAAAAATCATCAGCCAGAAGAAATAAACGTAGAAGAGGTTAGAAATACTCCAAAGCCCGTCAGACCTTGGGATATGTTAAAAACTTCAACGGAGATGGCTTCAGATGAGCTTCAGGAAAAGAGATACTCTATTTGCAAAGCTTGCCCAAAATTCATAAATTCCACATCTCAGTGCAGAGAGTGTGGGTGCTTTATGGCAATGAAAACATCATTATTGCAGGCTACCTGCCCACTGAATAAGTGGTAGTGTGGTATATTTAGACAAGGAGATAAAATGACAGAATCATTAGTTACAAATGAAGAGAAGTTAGTCCTAATAAATGATAGGATAAAGACACTCCAATATTTTTTATATGAGGTAGAGTTGGGGCTGGCAGAAGAAAATGCTGGATCTTCACCTAGCCCAGAAAAGATTTCTGACCTAAATGACCAAAAGGCTGATTTAGAGTCTAAGATTGATGCAATGAGGGCAAAAAAAGCTATCATTGTATGATTATTGATAGAATGATATAATATACAAGGAGGAAATAATGCCAACAACAACTACAACATTATCAAATGCTGACAAATTAAACATAATTGATCAGCACATTAAGGGCCTAGAATTTGCAATCTATGGCTTTGAGCTAGACATGATTGAGGCAACAGCCGTATCAGATACTTCAGCTGACACAATTGCTGGTATCACAGCAAGACTTACCTCATTAAATGCAAAAAAGACAGCGCTTCTTGCAGAAGCAGAAACCCTAGCAGAATAGGAATACCATGGCAGACAAAGCGGAACTAATAATTTCCGCCCTACAGCAACGCATTGGAGAAATCGTATCTAACTACGAGACTCAAGTAGCATTTTTAAGGGCAGAGATTACAGAGCTAATAGAGCAAAAACAGAATTGGAGCAAAGATATAAATGAGTATTCTAACTCGCTTCTTGAAAAAATCTCAGATCCAGCAGACGCAGACCTATTTACTCAGGAGTAAAGCATATTCAATTTCTGGTTTATTTTATAAAACAGAAAAAGGATATTTTTATATAAAATCTGGGAAAAGATATAAGGTCTACTCAGAGAGATGCCTTCAGTCCTGGTCCTCAAAGGTAATAGACATTGAATTTTCAAACCTTTCTCACATCCCATACGCAGGTATCCTTGGATTTAGAGACGGAACTATTATTCATAACGTGGCAGATGGTAAAATATATATAGTGTCTGACAATAAAAAGCTTCACATAAAGACTCCAGATGCCTTTCCAGAGGGCTGGATAGAGGCAAATAAAGTTACTGTCAGCGATACAGAAATTGATCTGCATAAAGAAGGGGTAGCAATAAATGAAAGTTGATGTTCAAGAGTTTAGTGCAAACAGTGCTTTGGACTATGCAGACCTTAATAAATTAGTATTAGCAATAAAGACGCTGGCTGCAGCAATGCCAACAGTTACAACTCCTGTTCCATCTGCTGGATCACCAACAGCAACTGTCACAAATGCCGCTCCATCATTTTTAACTGGAGGATATACTGTATCAAATGCAATTCCAGTTAGTAGTACTAATACTGGTTCTCCATTTACAGTTCCATTTCAACGTGATGGCAAGCCAGTAACTTTTTCGTCTCCTCCTTTTGTAGTTGCTTGGGCCTCTACTGGAGGAAATACTACTAGTGGTTTAGCTGTTGTAAATAAAGCTGGAAATGCTACAACTACAGGATTTAATATAAGAGTTGGATGGGTTGGAAGAGCTAAGTCTGGAAATGTTGGCATAAGTTACCTTGCAATAGGTAACGAAATAAAATCATAATCTTTGTAATATTCAAATTTTTATAGTATAATAGTTATAGTATGACACGGTATCAGCCGATTAAAAGCTGGCATCAAAGAAATACTATGATTAGTCGTAATGGATATATCTTAGTATGGGTGCCAGAACATCCCAAAGCCTTCGCAGGAGGCTGGTATTATGAACACGTTTTAGTAATAGAGAAAGAGATGGATAGAATGGTTAAGACTAATGAAACTATTCATCATATAGACGAAGATAAAACAAATAATCAGACATATAATCTTTTTATATGTTCAAGAAAAGAACACGATAAAGCACACAAACAATGTGCTTGACATAATAGAAACAATAGATTATTATTAAATAAAGGCGACGAAGAGTCGTCTTTCTACATATATGAACGGATTTTTATGACACAGGCAAAGAATGACCTTAAATGGATGCTCTCATCAGATCAACAGTTTCCATATCAAGATGATAAGATGATAGAGCTTTGGTTTAAGGTGATGAAGTGGTTTAAGCCAGACGTTGTAGATTACCTTGGAGATACAGATGACCAGGCATGCTACAGCAAATACACTGAAGGCAAGCCAACAGAATTTTTAAAAGCATACAAGAACGATGATGTCACTAATGATTTAGAGTTAATGATCAAGGACATGAGAATCGAAGCAAGCGGAGCAAGAGAGTTTTATGCTAAGACAAGAAAGATTGCTCCAAAGGCACAGCTTTTCTCTGCTCTAGGAAACCATGATATTAGAATATTTGATTACTTAGATAAAAAGATTCCAGAGTATGCAAAGCATGTTACTCCAGAAGCCCTATGGAGTCTAGATTCTTTGGGTTACGATTATATTTATTATGATAGCCTTCCAAGAAGACGCTTTGGAGATATTCACGTTCATCACGGTATGTCAATTGCTGCAGGCGGTGCAGTCAGAAAAGATATGGAAGATATGCAGGTATCCTTGATTAGAGGACACTCTCATAGAATTGCTTCTCATATGGTTACTTATGAACTAAGAAATAATGGAGAAGGTGAAACTCTTCGTGGATATGAAATTGGTCACATGTGTGATGAAAAGGGTCCAGGAATGAAGTATACTCAACACCATGACTGGCAAAAGGGATTTGCCATTGCTCATATTGAAAATGGAAACTATCCACACATTCAGATGATTCACGTTTCACCAGACTACACTTGTGTAGTTGACGGAAAGAAATTCACACTATAGAATTCGTAGCAAAACTACGATAGTAAGAAAATACTCTAGTAATAGAGTACAAACAGTATAAGGAGAAAAACATGGATGGATTAGTAATTTTTGGTGCCTCATTGGTTACCATTGTTGCAACATCTCTAATTAAGACAGTAAGAATGTCAGCAAAGACAAAGAGCACATTAGCACTTGTAACTAGCGCAGTAGCAGGAATTGCTACAGCATGGATCCAAAGTGGTGCATCTTTATTCAGCGGAGATTCGCTTCAGTCTGCTATGCTAGTATTTGGTACTTCACAAGCTATTTATAACTTGGTTCTAAGAGGTACGCCTGCAGACGCTATTTTGGAAAAGTCATTTGGCGGTGGAAATAAGTCAGTTGCTCAAGCAACATCTATGGCTTCACTTCTATCAGATATTGCAAAGACAAATAAGCCAGCAGCAAAGAAAACTACAGCTAAGAAAGCAACTGTAAAAAAGACCTCAGACAAGTAGGTCTTAATATGAGATGCAAAAGATGCCTTGGTTCCGTGTTCTTAGACAGAGTATTCTCTCAAAAATTACACGTAGAACTTTTTTGCATCAGGTGTGGTAAAAGATGGATGTTAGATAAAGAGAGGAATGCATTAGGTAGATGGCTAGACGCAAAGGAAAGACGCTATCTAAAAAAGTCAGGTATTTCTTCGTAAACGAAATGCTGCATAAAACGCTGCATGTAAATCGTAGTAGTGATATTGTAACAGCATGGTGTTATTCTCAAAAGAGAAGAACTGCCTACTCTTGGTCTGAGACTCAAAAGGGTATGGAAAAAGCCTATACAATCACAGAAGTAGCTAACATTCTAAATCGTCACAGAATGACGATAGATAAATATATTCGTGATGGAATAATTAGAACTCCAGAAAGAAGTTATAAGATTGATGGTAAGTTTGACTCTTACGGCAAATACTTCTTCTCTGAAAAAGAGGTTCTAGAGCTTCATGATTATTGCTCAACGGTCAGTGTAGGGAGACCACGCAAGGATGGGTTAGTAAATTCATCTGGTCTCCCTACTAGATCTGAGGTTAGATCAATGTTAAAAGAAACATCAACATTATATATAAAGAATGACTCAGGGGAATTTATTCCAGTTTGGAAGGAAAACGTATGGTAATAAGGCGGAAGAAGCAACAGCAATATATACTTCCTCAAACTGAATTCAATATTGCAAAGAACAGTAGTCTATATTTAAAGAACGCAGCCACAATGTTATCTAAAGCGGCATCTATTGCTGAGATAACTAATGATACAGATACACTTCTTCAGATAGCTGGAGCGTGGCTAGAAATTGGTAAGCAGGACAAAAGATTAAAAAAGAATAAGCGTAAGCCTCAATTATCCGTAGGCTTTACACCGCTCATAGAACGTGATATTATTGAAGAAGAAGAGGATGAGGATGACGATTATGAGTGAAAACACAAAGGTAAAGGTAGATCTCCAGTACACACGTAACCTTGGCAACTATGAAAGCATTAAGGTAAGCATTGGGGTAGAAGATTTTTTGCGGTCAGAAGAGAATGTAGATAAGGCTACAGAGCGTGTATACGCATTTGTAGAAGGAAAGCTAATTGAAAAAATGCAGGAGATTGAAAAGGAGCTTAAGTCTTAATGGCCAAAGAAGAGGCGAGACAGCCATACATTCTCATCTCAATCTATGAGATGCTATATAAAGAAAAATATAATCGTACTCCAAAAATTAATAAGTATCGTGAAAAATGGGCCATGCAAGATGTTATTGATAGTATAGGTTTTGATCGTGCTAGAAATGTTTTAGAGTATTACTTTAGGACAAATCGTCCAGGGCATCCACTGCAACATTTCTTCTTTAATTTTGACAAGCTCGACCATGTAATGATAGAATTGGATAAAGACAAGTTAGCTAGAGAAAAGCTAAGAATGCAAACAAAACAGATGGTAGAAGAGAGAGAATCACTTGAACACTGAAGCGGCAGTAATTAGTGCAGTATGTAAGAATAAAGATATCTCTGTTCTCATGCAAGAGAATGTGGATGATCTTTTTCAGTCGCATAAAGATGTATGGGAAGGATTAAAATCTTACTACTCTAAGTTCAGGTCTGTTCCAGAAGCGGATGTTCTATCAGATAAATTTAGAGACTTTGATGTAATTGCTACTAATGCGGAAACTGGATATTACTTAGACCAACTAAAGAATGAATTCCTTTCTGGTAAAATTAGAAACTTATTATTAAATACAGGTTCATCACTTAAAGAAAATGCTGCTTCTCGTGTAATTGCGGATATGCAAAAAGAAATATCAAAGCTTGGTAAGTATGCAAATAATGTAAGAGACGTAGACTTAACAGATTACGAGAGTGCACAAAAGCATATTATGGCACTAAGAGAACGCTCAGATGCCATGGGTGGCTCCCCAGGTATTGCTACAGGGTTTAAGGCTATGGATATTGCATACCCAACTGGTATGGCTCCTGGACACCTAATTGTTGCTATTGGTTGGCCAGGACGTGGTAAGACGTGGCTCACATCCTACCTTGCGTGTAAAGCTTGGGAACAAGGATTCAAGCCTATGATTGTATCTCTTGAGATGTCACCAGAAAATATGCGTGATCGTATTTATACCATGTTAGGCTCTGGACAATTTAGAGCAAGTGATTTTGCTCGTGGAGATGTAAACATTGACGATTTTGGAGCATGGGGTAAGAAAAGATTTGCGGATAAGCGTGGATTCATCCTTGTTTCAAATGAGGGAATGGCGGATGTAACTCCAGCAACAGTTCAGGCAAAGATTGATCAACACAAACCAGATTTAGTTATTCTTGATTATCACCAGCTATTTACTGATACAAAGCGAAGCAACGGTGCTACTGAGCGTAACATGAATATTTCTCGTGAGTTTAAGATGTTAGCCGTAAGTAACAATATTCCAGTAATTGATATTACTGCAGCAACTATGGATGACGTATCAGATCAAGATGCGCCACCAATGCTATCTCAGGTTGCTTGGTCAAAGGCTATTGAGTATGATGCTGATATGGCTATCGCTATCCACAAGCATGCAGATACGGACCTTATTGAGGTAGTTTCTAGAAAGAATAGACACGGGAAAAACTTCTCATTCTATTTAAATTGGGACATTGACAGGGGTATAATTGAAGAAGTATACCAGAACGGAAGTCAGAATGACCCACAGAAAGATTCACCGATTTCAGGTTAACGGCATCATACGTGATGACGCAGACTTCATACGACTAAGAAATCAATACGAGAATTTATTAACTCACCAGATGAGGATAACTGGATATGTCAAGGTACTTGACATAAACCCAGCCTTTTCGGTACAATTTAATACTATAGAGCAAAATTACGACTTTGTGTTTACAATGCATGGAGTCTTCGTAGGAAAGAGAAAAGCGTGGCATTCAGAGGGAATGGTTCAGGGTCAATTGATTCACAGGTATACGCCCCATTACAAATCAGAGCTGTCCTCAGAGCGATCAATGTCGAAATAGTCTCTCAAACAGGTAACGACTTTCTTTGTCTTTGCCCATTTCACGGAAACAGAAACACACCAAGCTTTAGCGTAAGCAAAGAGCGTGGAGCATTTATATGTTTTAATCCTTCATGTGGTGAATCAGGAAGCATAATAGAATTAGTTAAGAAGATGACTGAAAGAAATGATTTTGAATCAATTCGTTTTATTGCATCTAAAGAAGATGAGATTAAAGAAGACTTTGAAGAAAGACTTTCAGATATTATGGTAGATTCAGAAGATCTAAAAGAGTTTGATATGTCAATTATTACAAAGCTCTCTTCTGAAATGTCAGGAAGCAATGATGGAAGAGACTACATGCATATGCGTGGGTTTACTGACCAGACTATATTAGATTTTGATATTGGGTTTTCTTCAAACCAACAGATGGTTACTGTTCCAGTGCATAGCGCTGATGGTAAATGTATTGGTATCGTAGGAAGACATATAACAGAAAAAAGATTCAAGAATTCACCAGGTTTACCAAAGAGCAAAACTGTATTTAATATACACAGAGCTAAAAAAGTAAGTCCAGTGGCTATAGTTACAGAAGCATCTTTTGATGCTATGAGATTACATCAGGCAGGATTTCCAAACGGAGTCGCTACACTTGGTGGACATATCTCTAATGATAGTATTAGCCTTTTAAATAAGTATTTTACTAAGGTTATTATTATGACAGACAATGATCAAGCAGGCAGAGAGCTTGGCTTGGCAATTGTAAAAAAGTTAAAGGGTAAAGAAGTCCTATGGGCTGTTTACGACAATAGCACAATATATCCGCATGGAGCAAAAGATGTTGGCGATATGACTGATGAGGAAATTAAACATTGTGTTAACAATGCTATACCTCATTACGAGTACTCCAATAATATGATACAATAGAAGTAACGGGGCATTTATAGCCTCAACTATAAAAGGAGAATATATAAAATGAGTATCGTTCGTGGTCTTAAGAATATGAATAAGACATTAGATAAACCAACTTACAACAGCGGTGAAGGTTCAAAAGCTCGCTGGCTTAAGCTTGAAGATGGAGAAAGCATTAAGATTCGCTTTCTGCAAGAGTTAGATCCTGACTCACCAACATATGACGAAAAAATGGGCCTAGGTTTTATTGCACTAGAGCATACTAATCCAAAGGATTATCGTCGCAAGGCACTAGACACTATGGAATCAGACGGCAGAGACTGGGCTAATGAACAGCACCGTAAGGACCCTAAAGCAGGCTGGAAGGCCCGTAGCCGCCTTTACATCAACGTTCTAGTAGATGACGGCAAGGAAGAGCCATACGTAGCTATCCTTTCTCAAGGCACAAGCGCAAAGACAGTTACTCCAACTCTTATTGAGTATGCTGGAGAAATGGGAAGTATCTCAAACTGCACTTGGCGAATTAAACGCACAGGTACAAAAACAGATACAAGTTACACAATCATCCCACTTGCAAAGGATGAGCAACCATTTGATACATCAGCACTAGAACTAATTGATCTTGAAAAAAGCGCAGTGCGCTATGTTCCTTATGCAGAGCAAGAAGCATTTTACCTATACGGTGACGGCGGAGCTGCAGAAGAATCAGTAGAAACAACCACATCTAATTTAGAGTGGTAAATAATTAATCTATAGGGGGGCGAAAGCCCCCCTATAAGTAATGGAGAATAATGACAGACTTTACACATCTTCACGTTCATAGCTATTATAGCCTTATGGATGGGTTGAATTCGCCTGCAGAATTAATGCAGGCAGCAAAAGATCTTGGACATACATCTATTGCCATTACTGACCACGGAACTTTATCTTCTCACAGAGAAATGCAAATTGCGGCGGAGGAACAAGGATTAAAGCCTATCTTAGGTTTAGAAGCATACATATCACCTACAGACAGGTTTGATAAGTCGTCTAAGACAGATAAGAGTGTTCAGGCTTATAACCACATCATCTTGCTAGCAAAAAATGAAAATGGATTAAAGAATTTAAATAGGCTTTCAGAGATTGCGTGGACTGAAGGATATTATCATAAGCCTAGAATTGACAGAGAAATTTTGGCTGAATATAAAGAAGGAATCATTGCACTGTCTGGATGCATGAATGGTCTTATCTCAAAAGCAATTATTCGTGAAGAGTATGACGAAGCAAAGGCACTTGCTAAATGGTTTAAAGATACATTTGGTAATGACTTCTATATGGAAGTACAGCCACATAACCCACAAGATCTTAATAAAAAGCTTCTAGAGCTTGCAGATGCTTATGGCATTAAGCCTATTGCAACAGCAGACTGTCACTATGCTAAGGCAGAAGATCGTGCAACAGAAGAGGCTATGCTTATTCTTTCAACATCACCAAAGATTAATAAAGATGCAGACTTTGAGGCATCACGAAAGATGACAAACATTTTTGAAAGATTAAATTACCTATACCCAGAAAGAAAAATATCTTTTCAGGATATCAATGTTTATGTTTCTTCAAGAGAAGAGATGCAAAAAGATTTTGTTGAGCAGGGGTTTACTAGAACTGATATCTATCACAACACTTTAGAGGTTTCAGATAAGATTGGCTCATATGAATTTAGAAGAGGCTTAGACTTACTACCAGTACCAAAGACAAATGCTGACAACAAGCTAAAAGAGTTGGCATTAAATAGTCTTAAGGAGAAGGGACTAAATAAAGAGTCTCACGGAAATGATGAGTATGAGCTTAGACTAGATGAAGAATTACAAATCATCAAGGATAAAAGTTTTGCTTCGTACTTCTTGGTTGTTTCCGATATGATTAACTTTGCAAAGAACAAAGATATCATGGTTGGTCCAGGACGTGGATCTGCTGCTGGCTCATTAGTATGCTACCTACTTGGCATTACTACTGTAGATCCAGTAAAATTTGATTTGTTGTTCTTCCGTTTTATCAATCCAGAGCGTAATGACTTTCCTGATATTGATACAGACTTTGAGGATCGACGTAGAAAAGAAGTTAAAGAGTATTTGAGAAAGAAGTTTAAGCACGTAGCTTCTATCTCAACGTTTACATATTTCAAGGATAAAGGAGTCGTAAGAGATGCTGCTCGTGTATTTGGAGTACCACTATCTGAAGTTAATAAAGCGCTTAAGCAAGTTGACACGTTCGAAGAGTTCGAAACAAGCCCAAACGCATTCTGGTTCAGAGAAAGATATCCAGAGGTAACTGAACTAGCAAGAAGTCTTCGTGGCAAGATACGAAGTGTTGGTATGCATGCTGCTGGGATGGTAGTTGCAAAAGACGAACTTGTAAAGTTTGCACCAATTGAAACTAGATCTGATAAGGATGATGACGTCAGCGGACGAATACCTGTTGTTGCATACGATATGGATACTGTTGCAGACATTGGTCTTATTAAGATCGACGCACTTGGATTAAAAACATTATCAGTTATATCTGACACACTAAAGATGATTAGTGACAGGCATGGAAAGCATATTGATTTAGAGTCACTAGACCTAACTGATCCAAAAATATTTGAAGATCTATCAAAAGGATTTACAAAAGGTATCTTCCAGGCAGAAGCAACACCATACACAAACCTTCTAATAAAGATGGGTGTTAGTACCTTTGAAGACTTGGCTGCTTCAAATGCTTTGGTTCGTCCAGGAGCAATGAATACTGTAGGTCATGCATACATAGCCCGTAAAAAAGGACAGGAAGATATTGTTTATCAGCACGAAATAATGAGACAGTTTACGGAGAGAACTTATGGCGTTATTATTTACCAGGAACAAGTTATGCAAGCATGCGTACACCTTGGCGGTATGTCCATGTCGGAAGCAGATAAAGTTAGAAAGATCATTGGAAAGAAAAAGGATGCTAAAGAGTTTGATGAGTTTAAGGAAAGGTTCGTTGAAGGTGCTTCAAAGCATATTCCAGTCAAAACTGCTGAAGAGCTTTGGCATGACTTCGAAGCACACTCTGGATATTCCTTTAATCGCTCTCATGCTATTGCTTACTCTCTTCTCAGTTATTGGACTGCTTGGTTAAAACACTACTATCCTACAGAGTTTATGTTTGCAATTCTTAGAAACGAGCATGATAAAGATGCACGTACTGAGTACCTTATTGAGGCAAAGAGACTTGGAATCAAGATTCTACTTCCTCACGTAAATGAATCAGATTTAGATTTTAAGATTCAAAAAGATGCAATTAGATTTGGTCTTTCAAATATTAAGTTTATATCTGATAATATTGGTAAGAAGTTGATGGAAGCTGGTCCATTTAAATCCTATAAAGATTTAGAAGATAAAGCTTCTGTTAAAGGTAGTGGAATTAATTCAAGAGCTTTAGCAGCACTAAACTCAATTGGAGCAGCAGCTTTTGAAGATAATCCACGAACTGGTAAAGAGTCAGAGAACCTATATGAGTATCTAAGTATTCCAAAGTTTGATCTTGGAAGAGTGTCTCCACACATTAAGGCACAGGTCACAGCACTTGAAGACTTTGAAGAGCGTGGAACATTCGTTATGCTTGCTATGGTTAAGGGAATCAAGAAGGGCAACGGATGGTCCAGAATCGAAATGGTAGACGAGACTGGAACTATTGGAGTATTCCATACGGAGCAAACACAAATTGAAGTAGGTAACATGTACTTCTTCTTGGTCGGAGACAATAGAATCCATAGATATGTTACAATAGATGATGTAGCAAATAGGGTTAATGATACATTCGTAACATTCCTACACTCAGAAAGTTTAAATATACCAGATGGAATGAAGATGAGCGTAAGCCTTCTCCCATACAGAACAAAGCAGGGGAAGTCTATGGGCCATTTAATTATGTCTAATAGTTCTAAAGAACTTACTCGTGCAATTGTATTTCCACAATCGTATGATAAATTAAAATCAAGAATCAAAGATGGAATGATATACATTCCAGAAATCGGCCAAACAGACGATGGCACTTATTCGCTAAGGAGCGTAAAATGAACGAAGATATGAAAAACGAATCACCAGAATCAGAAAATGAGCTTATTGCTCCATTTGAAGGTAAGCTAGACATTAGCCATGTTGTTTCAGTTATTATGGATCACATTGGCGGAATTGTAAGAATTCCAGCAGAAAAATTTACTAGCTCTATGACAGTAGATAGAAAGCTAATTATAGAATACGATAATGAATCTAGAGACTTTATTATTACAATTGAGCAAGGTCTAGTTGGCAAAGAGGAGATTGAAGTTGAGTAATTTAGTAACAGACTACGGCCTAGACGCCTTTGCAGCAACCTTGCACGAGAGTGCAATTGAGAAGGGGTTTTGGGACGGAGAGGTCACATACGATAAGCTTGGAAACAAGTTGGCGTTAGTTCATTCAGAGGTAACAGAAGTTCTGGAAGCATTACGCAAGTCAAAGGGTAGCGAAGAAATCGTAGAAGAAATCTCTGATGTTATTATTAGACTTTTAGATGTCTATGCAGCAATGAGAAATACTGGAATGGTAGATCATTCATTAGACGACATACTTCACAAGAAGATCAATAAAAATTTATCTAGACCAAAGCTTCATGGGAATCTTTTCTAGATGACACTTGGCGGTTACTTCCTATATGGTAGCGAGGGAGAACTACTGCTAGTTATTAAAAGCGACAATGAAGATCTTTTATTAACTATTATTAAAAAGCTACAAGCTTCAAGAGATAAAGATATTAAAAAACTAGGATCAGAATTAGAGGAAAACTTTCATGACAGAGATATCAGAAATTCTAGCAAAGCTAGACCCCAAAACAAGACAAAGAGTGCAAGCCGCAGTAGAAGTGGAAACAATAAAGCAAAAGACACCAAGCATAGGACTAAACCTAGCACTTAAAGGTGGCTTTGGCCATGGAAGACAAATTTTAGTATGGGGGAATAAGTCTGCTGGAAAGTCCTCATTCTGTTTGCAGATGATTGCAGAAGCACAAAAAGAAGGAAAGACCTGTGCTTGGATTGACGCAGAGCATTCTTATTCTCAGGAGTGGGCAGAAAAGCTAGGAGTTAATTCAGATGAGTTAATCTACTCACCAGCAAAAACTATTAATGATATGGTTGATGTTGCACAGCAGTTGATGGAAGCTGGAGTTGATATTATTGTTGTAGACTCTATCTCAGCACTACTGCCAGCAATTTACTTTGAAAAAGATAGCAATGATTTAAAGAAACTAGAAGACACCAAGCAGATTGGTGCAGAAGCAAAGGATATGACACATGCCGTCAAAATGCTTAACTACGCAAACAAGAACACACTACTTGTACTCATTTCGCAACAACGAAATCAATTTGGATCTATGCATGCTAGCCACATCCCAACGGGAGGAATGGCAGTTAAGTTTTTCTCATCCACAGTTGTCAAACTTTGGTCTTCGGAAGCTGAAGCTAATGCTATCAAATCTGGCATTACGGTTGGTGACAAAATTATTGAGCAGAGAGTTGGAAGACCCGTTAACTGGATTATTGATTACAACAAACTCGGCCCCCCTAATCTATCGGGACAATACGACTTCTATTATCAAGGAGAGCACGTAGGAATAGATGAAGTAGGAGAAGTTTTAGACGTTGCTGAGCAACACGGCGCTGTTGAAAAAGGCGGAGCATGGTATACTATAGGTAAAGAAAGATTTCAGGGTAGAGCAAAGACTGTTCAGTATCTTAGAGAAAATCCTGACGTAGTAGAAAGCCTGAAGGCAAAAATTTATGGGCAAGATTGAAGATCTAATAGGCAAGAAGCCTAAGCCAACCGTAGTATCAAAAGATAAAATAGAAATGGGTGGTGCATTTAGTTGCCAAACATGTAATAAAGTTGTATCAGAAGCAGAGTATAACCGTCAGGAGTACTTTGTTTTTTGGACCTGCCCAGATGGACATATATCAAAGGTTAGCCTAGGATAATGTCAGAGCGTGGTGAAGTAAAACGTGATAGTGCTAAGGCTCAAAAAAATAGTGGCCGTGGTGACTATCAAAAGGGTGATGCACAATGGAAACAGTTTCTTGTAGATTATAAAGAAGCTTCATCGTCATTTACTTTGAATAAGCCAGTATGGTCAAAGATATGCACAGATACTTTTAGAGTTAATAGAGATATGTATCCAGCACTTAAAATCATACTAGGAACAGATTCAAAGGTAAGACTTGGAATAATTGAGTGGGCAATTTTAGAAGAACTAATTACATTTTGGGAGGATAATCATGGGGTCAAATAATAAGCATCCAATGAATAAAACTGTTATTAAAAATGGCAGAATAGTAAGAATCCGTAAAGACGGAGCAATAAAAGCTGATCTAGGACCTTACCTGACAGTACATAAAAAGAATTTGGAGAAAAAGAAGTGAGAGAACTTATATTAACTACGCTTACAGGTATTGCTGTAGGTGGAGTGTTTAGTGTATTTAAACTACCAATTCCCGCACCACCAGTATTTGCTGGGTTAATGGGCATTGTTGGGCTTTGGATTGGCTACGCCTTGGTACAGAAGGCTTTCCAGTGACAACATTTCTTTTTGGACTACTACTTGGATTTGCCTTCGGATACCCATTTGGATTATTTATAGATAGATTGGATAAGCATGTCAGACAAAAGCGTACTAGAGCTAATTAATGATGTAACAGAATTTAACGACCTTCATGATCTAATGAAGGACGAACAACTTGATAGAGCGTTAGCAATTGTTATTAAGTTAATTATGAATCCTGATATACCATCAGCAAAAGCCCCTATGTTAATTATTGAACTACAAGCAATCAGCGCAAAACTAGCCGTACTCGCTGCCTATTATACAACTTTCGGCAGAGATAAGAGCAATACTTTGAACTACAATAAAAAGAATATTTACTACTCTGCGAAAGAGGCCATAGATAGATTAGTGGACGCACTAAAGTATGCTGCGAGAAACTAAATGGGTAGAGATCTAATAACAAACTTAAAATTCAAGAAAACAATGGGAGAGTTTGATCCAATTGAATTCGGAAGAATGATGAATGAAGCCTACACAGCAAATAGAAACTTAGATAGGTATGCAAAAAAGCATACTTTTTCTCCAAGCACCGTCGGTTATGGATATGGAATGTGTCCAAGATACTGGTTCATAGCATTTAACGGCTGTGAGTTTGAAGATAATTTTGATGCAATTGCAATTGCTAATATGGAAAATGGGAAACAGGCACACGAAAGAATTCAAACTTTATTAGAAAGCGCAGGTCTTGCTAAAGAGTTAGAAAGAGAAATTCTATGTGATGATCCTCCCATAAGAGGCTTTGCAGATATGATTGTTGACTGGTATGGCACTGAAATAATTGGAGAATTAAAAACAGTCAGAGACGAAGTGTTTGCTGCAAGACAGACGAGCATGGCTCCAACTACATCACACCTAATTCAGCTATTACTTTATATGTGGGTTGAAAAGCTTGATGAAGGCTTTTTGATGTATGAAAATAAAAATAGCAACGAGATTCTTATTATGCCTATTAATATGAATGCTAGACATAGAGCTCTTATTGAAAAGACTATTGAGTGGATGAGAGTAGTTTATAAAAACTATCAGGCAGGACATTTGCCAGAAAGACCATTCACTAAAAGTACATCTACATGCAAGTACTGTCCAGTAAGAAAAGAATGTTGGGCTGGAGAACATGGAGATTTAATTATAGAAAAATTGGATCTTCCAAAATGATATGCGCTAGATTTGAGTGCTCAGCAAGCTTTGAGCCAAAGACACACAATCAAAAATATTGTTCTGATGAATGCTGCCGTATTGCAACTAATAAAAGAATCATGGAGAAATACTATGAGAAAAAAGCTATTAGAAGCGGAGCAGTAAGAATATGCAAGAATAAAGGTTGCGAAAAACAGCTTAGTAGATACAACTATGATTCCGTGTGCTCATCTTGTGAGTCCTTAGCAATAAAGAATGCTAAGAAAAAGTTATTGGATATGATAAATGACGCTGGCAAAGCTAAATAAAGTAAGCGCATCTACCGTAATTGGTATAGACGCATCTACTAATTCTGTAGCATTTTGTCTTTTCAGAGATGGAAAGCCAGAAAGATATGGCAAGATTCTTCTTAACGGAATGACAATTTATGAAAAGATAGCTGATGCTAGAAACAAAATTGGTGCATTTAGCGAGGAGCTTAAGGCTGATTATATCGCAATGGAAGGCGCAATTATGGTTAAGTCTGCTGATGCGGTAATAAAACTATCATATGTATACGGAGTAGTACTTGCTGAACTTATGCAGTATAACCCAGAGGTAATAACTGTTGCACCTATATCTTGGCAGTCATACATAGGAAATAAGAACCTTACTAATGATGAAAAGAATGGTATTAAAATTACAAACCCAGGAAAAACAGATTCCTGGTATAAGACAAAGCAAAGAGAAATAAGAAAGCAAAGAACCGTAGACTGGGTAAAAAGATCTTTCGGTATTGAGCTAGATGATTTTGATGTTGCGGATGCAGTAGGTATTGCCTTCTTTGCACAGAAGACATTGACGGAGAAGAAGTGAAGCTCTACCAAAGCAAAGATTATTTATTTAGAAGATATGTACTTCAAAAGAAAACGATAAAGGAGATAGCAGAAGAATGTCAAGTATCGCACATGACAATCCAGAGATATCTGGAAGACTTTGGTCTGATAAAGAATCAGAGGAAGTGGAAAAGGTAGAAACTATCTACCCAATAACTATGGCTAAAACCAATTATGGATTTAGTCTATATGTCGTTGATGGAGACGAACACGTCGGTGGAAACATTCAGAAGCTTGGATTCTGGGAGCCAGAAACAACAAATTGGCTAATAAAAAATGTACAAGAAACTGATACATGCCTGGACATAGGAATGAACATTGGTTATTTTACAGAGATCATGGCTAGGGCAACTGGTCCATACGGAAGAGTGTTTTCATTTGAAGCAAACAAAGAGCTTGTTAATGTTTATGAAAAAACTATTCTAGAATCAGATAACGATTATGAGTCCACTGGTGCTATTAACTTGTTCGATATTGGCTTATCTAATGAAACTAAAGAGGCTTTTATATTAATTCCAAATACAAATATTGGCGGAGCAGGAATAACAGATGAAGACAGCACAGTAGATGGTATGACAAGCCTTCCAGTAATGCTTGATAATATAAACAATATTATAGATGAAATTACAATTGACGAGATTGATATTATTAAGATGGATGTTGAGGGTCACGAAGAAAAGATCTGGGACACTTTAGAAAGACCTTTAAAGTCATGTCGTGCTGCGATTGTAGAACTAGGACCATATCACTCAGAAGAGTTTTTAAATAAAGTATCATCTCAATTTAACATGTATAGATTAGTTAATGATGAAGAGATGGAAATTGTAGTTGGAGATATTATAGATGCTCCACACCATATGAATGTTGTATTAAGGCATAAATCCTAGTTAATTAGCTTTGACATTTTAGTTGACCAAGAGTATACTTTATATAGAACAGGAGATATCATGTCTGAAATAGAATTAGCAGAACGTTTTGACCGTATGAACAAAGTAGTAGAACAAATGCTTATGGGCAATAGTGCTACTCAAATTTCAAAGACTCTATCTCTTCCACGTAAAGACGTGCTAGAATTAATTGAAGAATGGAAAACTGTTGTTCGTGATGATTCAAGTGCAAGAGACCGTGCAAAAGAAGCGGTAGCAGGTGCAGATCAACACTACGCAATGCTCATTAAAGAGGCCTGGAAGACTGTAGACGATGCAGATCAGGCAGGACAACTAAATGTTAAGGCTACCATATTAAAGCTTATCTCAGACATTGAGCAGAAAAGAATTGCTATGCTTCAGCAGCTTGGACTACTTGATAATGCAGAGCTTGCCAGCCATCTTGCAGAAACAGAAAGAAAGCAAGACATTCTTATTGGAATATTAAAAGATATATCAGCAGAGTACCCGCAGGTAAGAAATGAAATTATGCGTAGGCTTTCACAGATATCTAATCAAGTTGAAGAAGTAATCATTGCAGAGGCAAATAATGTAACTAGCCTCAGAGATGTGAGCGAAGATGTCGTTTAATTTTGCAGACATAATTGATATACTTGACGGTGAAGAGTTTGAAGAACGCCCAGTAGAGTTAGATGAATTTGTTGTCAGCCACGAGTATCTTGGACTACCACCATTATCCGAGTATCAATACATGCTTATCAGAGCAAGCTCACAAATATATAAGAGGGCAACTTTAAATAAATTATATGGTGAAGAAGCTGGCGAAAAGCGCTGGAAAGAAACAGTCAATGAAGTAGTAGCACAACTGGGTAAGGGATCAGGTAAAGACTACTGCTCTACTATTGCCGTTGCTTATATTGTTTATCTTTTATTATGTTTAAAAGACCCAGCAAAATATTTTGGAAAGCCTCCTGGAGACTCAATTGATCTTATTAATATTGCTGTTAACGCACAGCAGGCTAAGAATGTTTTTTTTAAAGGGCTTAAGACAAGAGTTGACAAGTCCCCTTGGTTTGCAGGAAAGTATATAGCAAAGGCGGACGTAATTGAGTTTGATAAAGGCATTAGCTGTCACTCAGGTCACTCCGAAAGAGAAGCATTTGAGGGATACAACGCACTAGTAGTTATCCTGGACGAGATTTCTGGATTCAGTGTTGACAATACAACAGGTCACGAGCAAGCTAAAACGGCTGGAGCAATATATGATATGTATAGGGCATCAGTAGATTCACGTTTTCCAGACTTTGGTAAAGTAATACTTCTTTCATTCCCACGCTATAAGAATGATTATATACAGCAAAGATATGAAGCAGTCGTTGCTCAAAAAGAAGTAAAGGTATTGAGTCATAAATTTAAGATGGACGAAGATCTTCAAGATGGTGTAGATGGAAATGAATTTACTGTTGAATGGGAAGAAGATCAAATAATATCCTATAAGATTCCAAAGACTTTTGCATTGCGTAGACCAACATGGCAGATTAACCCAACTAGAACTATTGATGATTTTAAGGTAGCTTTCTATACAAATCCAACAGATGCATTGTCACGCTTTGCATGTATGCCACCAGAAGCAGTAGACGCTTTCTTTAAGTCAAGAGAAAAGATTGAGGCGGCATTTGTCTTAAATAATGGTGTAGACAACTCCACTGGAAGATTTGAAGAAGCCCTAAAACCGTTGGAAGATATGGAATATTTTGTGCACGTTGACTTAGCTCAAAAGCATGACCATTGTGCAGTATCTATGTCTCACGTAAGTGAGTGGGTAAAGATTAGATCATTTAATGATTATGAGCAGGTAGCTCCTAAAGTTATTGTTGATGCAGTAAGATGGTGGACTCCTACTTCAGATAAGTCTGTTGATTTTACTGAGGTCAAAGATTATATTATTTCTCTTAAGTCTAGAGGTTTTAATATTAAGGCTGTAACATTTGACCGATGGAACTCACACGATATGATGCAACAAATTAAAAATTATAATATTCACACAGAGATATTATCCGTAGCAAAGAAGCACTACGAGGATATGGCTCTTGGAATTATGGAAGAAAGAATAACTGGTCCAGATATTAAGCTTTTAATAGACGAGTTATTGCAGTTAAGAATTGTGAGAGACAAGGTAGATCACCCTAGAAAGGGCTCTAAGGACCTTGCAGACGCCGTGTGCGGGTCTATATATAATGCCATATCAAGATCACAAAAAGGCGATAGAGAAATTAATATTCACACTTGGGCTGGAAGCAAAGAAGATAATGTAAATAGCAAGGTAACTAAGGATGGAGTACCTAAGAGGATGCCAGCAGAACTCTTAGATGCAATATCAGGAATGAGTATACTATGAGTAAATACGTAAGCACTAAATTCAATGGCATGATGTGTGCCTGTGTTGGTAAGCATGTGCCATTGCCAGTAACACTTGAAACATATGAAGGAAATCATTTATGTCCAACAACATATAATAATGTTATTGAATATAAAAAGATCTGGGAAGTGCTTGGCAACGAGCCACCTGGAAGTATTAGAAAGCATTTTAGTGAGTTCGTACAGGATCTTGTACGATCAAGTGTAGACAAATCCAAGCAACTGTTGTAGAATTGTATAAGGCGGCAGTAGCTTAGTTGGTTAAAGCCCCGAACTCATAATTCGGTAATCGTAGGTTCAAGTCCTACCTGCCGCACAAAGAAAGGAGTAATCATGGCTAACAAAGAACAAAAAGGCAACGCAAATAAAAAGAAAGAGCCTAAGCTCTCTCTAAAAGAAAAACGTGCAAAAAAGCAAGAGAAGAAGAACAAGTAGTATAATTGTATTACCATAGTTTGTGGATGAGCCACAGCTCTGGTCCTGGCCAACGTGCTTGTAGGTACCTTGGGATGGAAGACTAGTTACTGCTGCCCAGCCTTCGGGCTGGGCAGTACTATAAGGAAGGCACATGGAAGATTTCGAGATGGACCAAGATGGCTTTGATCAAATGATGGAGCACTATGTAGAAATAGGCGCTGTAACTGTCAACGGTATAGATGTGTCTGGTAATTTTATTTATGTTATTACAGACAAGGCAAAGGAATTAGCTCCAGATTTATGGGAGATGCATCATGAGATGATTGATGAAGCTCTGGTAGGATTATTTGAGCAGGGATTAATAGAAGTAGAGTACGATGAAGATCTAAATGCCAATATGAAAATATCAGATGCGGCTAGAGAAGTTATGTATCAACTAGGATACGTAGATATGGAAAATTTGGATGACCCAGACAACTAGAGATAGATATTATGCGGATCTAGAAAGACTATTACCAACAAAAAGAAAAGATAAGACTGGCCATAAAAGGCGATTCATTCAAGAATATAAAAATAATAAGCCGTGTGCAGATTGCCAAGTCGTACTACCTTGGTATATAATGGAATATGACCATGTTAGGGGAGAAAAAATAGCTAACCTAACTAAAATGTATGCAACCCATACAATGGAAGAGATTGTAGAAGAAATTGCTAAGTGTGACATTGTTTGTTCTAATTGTCACAAGCATCGTACTTGGGTGTCCATGATTGGACAGGATAGGGCAGGAAATGAAAAAGATTGAGCTGACAGAAAACCAAGCAAAACAATTAGAGTCGTTTGTAGAAGACCATATGAATGGTTGCTATATGATGCTGCATGACGAAGAAGATGTAAGAGAAGGATTTGAATCATATGGCCCATATTGCGGATGTCAAACTTGTGACACACGAGAGCAATTGATGGCAACATTTGATTGGTTAAGATCTCAAAACATTGTTGACGTATACGTCAACTAGTCTATGCCTCTGTAGCTCAGGGGATAGAGCGACGGACTTCTAATCCGCAGGCCGCAGGTTCGATTCCTGCCAGGGGCACTGTTGACAGTGCATAAAAAAAAGAGTATAATTAAAATATAACAAGGAGTTGACATGCTAGGAGATAGTAGATTTACAAAAGCCCAAGGCCCGTGCTGGGAAGGCTATGAAATGATTGGCTATAAAACTCAAAATGGCAAGAAGGTTCCTAATTGTGTCAAGGTTGATGCAAAGAAGTCTAATGATACTGGGTTTGAAATTGTAGAAGTTCATCCAAGATGTGAAGGGCCAGCTTTAGTTGAAACAAATGGTACATCTGTTCTCTGCTATGGTTCTATGGAAGAGGCAAGATCGGCATTAGAAGATATGGGACGTGAGGCGGAACCAGCGTCAGTAAGACCTAACGATATGAGTAAGATTTGGAAAGGATCAGGCTTTGAAACTCCTAGATGCTGCCCCTGAAATAGAAGAGATTGAACTTAAAGTAACAGATAGGTGTGATGCATGCCAAGCGCAAGCATTTGTTTATCTAAAAGGAGTTACTGGTGAGTTGTATTTTTGTGGCCACCACTATGCAAAAAACGAAGAAAAGATAAAGTCCTGGGCATTTACAATAATTGATGCTCGTGATACAATTAATAGCAAGCCAGATTCAAACAACTAAGAGAACGGATATGCGGTGCAAACATTTTTACCATACAGCGATTTTGACGAATGCGCTTCAGTTTTAGATTCACGTAGATTAAACAAACAGTTATTAGAGGGTAGACAAATCCTTAACTCTTTGGCTGGAATCTCAAAGGGTTGGCGTAATCACCCAGCAGTTAAAATGTGGGCGGGGTCAGAATTAGTTCTATATAATTACCTAAATGCTATTGCTAAAGAATGCTACAATCGTGGAATTAAGTTTAAGAATAACTTGGATGCAATTGATCAAACAATTGACACTCATTTTCAAGCGGTAGAGTTTAATAATCGTCCATTCTGGATGAAAGATCAAACACTTTTACGAAGAGTAAATGCAACACACCAAGCTAATCTATATAGAAAGGATAGCCACGAATACGCACTATTTCAATCCGCATATGATGATGTAAACAATGATCCATGCTGTGATACCTGTAGCTATTTTTGGCCAACTCACGAATAAATGCCAAAGTATCAATATAAATGTGAATGTGACGTAAGCGTAGCAGTTGAAGATAATATACACGAGTTTGAAAGATCAATCATGGAAGATGAGCCAGACTATCCTTGCGGATATTGTGGTAAAGATATGGTTCGTGTTTATAGTTCTTTTGGAATTAAATTCAACGGTCCTGGCTTCTATAAGACAGATAATTCTAAGTAATTATCAATGGGGATTAGCTCAGTCGGCAGAGCGGGAAACTGTTAATTTCTAGGTCATAGGTTCGAGTCCTATATCCCCAGCAATGCGAGTGTTACATAATGGTAGTGTCTCTGCCTTCCAAGCAGATAGTGCCAGTTCGATTCTGGTCACTCGCTCCAATATAGGCCCTTATAGCCCAGCGGTAGAGGCACACGACTTAAAATCGTGACAGCGTTGGTTCGAATCCAACTAGGGGTACTATTCTGGTATAATCGTTGTATGAGCATGTACACATATTATACAAAGATTGACAAGGTAGTCGACGGTGATACAGTAGACGTATTTATTGATCTAGGATTCAGCGTATGGCATAAGGAAAGAATTAGACTTTCTGGAATCGATACAGCAGAAAAAAACACCCCACTTGGGAAGGCATTAAAGGCTTATATGATTTCTTTGCTAGAAGGAAAGACAGTTAAGCTTGAAGTAACTAAGCCAGATAAGTACGGAAGATACCTAGGAAAGATTTATCTTAACTCGGAAGAAAGCATTAACGACCAATTAATTAAAGTTGGTCTCGCTAAAGGCTACGGCGGAGATTCAAAAGTTGGTCTCTGGACAGAAGAAGAATTAGCTAAAACTGAAATAACCGCAACACTAAAGTAAGGGACAATATGTCAGAAGATACATACATTGACAAGCTAGAGCCGCATGTTGATAAAGAGCCAGATCTAAAAAAGAAGTCCGTTTGGGAAGGTGTTTTTAATCCAGCAAGCCCAAACAGCACAGAGGAAATCTTAGAAGAAATTCTTATAGAGACCCTTGACGAAAAGCTATCAGACTGATAGAATTAAATATACTAACTGAAAGAAGAAAATGGCTAAATTGAATTACGAGGCAGCTCATAAAGTTGTCGACGCAAACTATAATCTATATTGGGACGGATGGGACATCTGTTCTTGGCGTAGAGACCATAAGGGTTTTTTTAATAAACAAGGAATTTTTAGGAATGGTAACTGGGGAATTGTAGAGTGCTTCAAGATGGAAGATGATGGCACGTGGAAGGTCCCAGATAAATATGTCAAATATATTAAATGATTTAGGCGTAGATGTAGAAGATTTAAATTGGACAGACTTAGCAGCATGTTCAGGTATGCCAGCGGAATTCTTTTTTGATACATACGAAGTTGATCAAACTTTAGCTAAAAACATTGATGAAATGTGTTTAGTTTGCCCAGTAGCAAAGCAGTGCCTTGCCGCTGGAGTAGAGGGAGATGAATACGGTGTATGGGGCGGAGTCTATTTAACTTTAGGTGACGTAGATAAAACTAGGAACTCTCACAAAACTCCAGAAGTCTGGAAAAGATGGAAGAGTAAGCATGGACAAAGGTAGAGTTATATACAACAGGGAAATGGCTAAAGCTGTAAGACAGGTAAAGCCACCCTTTTCAGGAATTGTAATCGATATAGCGGAATATCCAGAATTTTTAACTATAAGAATGTATGAAGATAATATAATGTCTTTTGATATTAATCAAAGGGTTACTATAACTGATTACATAACTTTAGTTAGAAAAGTGATCGAATCATATGGTGTAAGATGCGAGTTCGAAGGAGTCCCAGGCGATGGCAGAACAAAGGTACAACGATAGAATACAGATAGTATGGCTCCATGAAGAACAATGTCATGGATCTATCGTTAAAGAAGGTGCATATGCATCTCTAGTTCGATACCAGCAAGACGGTATAGACTTTGAGGTGTTTGTTGACAACGGAGATTTCTCTATTGTGGATGAAATAGGCTTTGAGCATATTGAGGAGTATGATGACGGATCAGATACTTTGCTATAGTTGTAGCAAATCAAGATTTAAGATAAGCGTTAAGAAATCAACACTTATTAAAGGAATAAATTTGCTACTATGTGACCAATGCATATCTTCTGGATATGAGCCAAGATGGGCTATCATTCTGGCTGGAAGACAATATGGATCGGAACTTGTAAAAGAATACGTACTTAATCATAAATACTATGGTGAAGAGATAAGTGCAACGGAGCTTCTCGTATGAAAAAATCAGAAAAAATTGGATATATTTTAGGAATACTAATAGGACTATCATTCTGGATTTATTTAATATATTATGTAGCATCTGAATTGTTTAATAGAATTATCAATGATTCTGGAGATCCATACCCAGTGTTGACACTATTGATTGGAATTGCTATACTTATAAGACAGACTTCTTTAACTAAGAAATTCAAAGCTATTCAAGAATGGATAAATAAATGACAGTTATTTGTGCCGTTGTAAATGAGAATGGCTCGTATATTGCTGGTGACCGTGGTGCATCCGATGACAATATCATCTTGCCCTTGGCTCACCCAAAGGTTTGGCAGATAGGTCCATATCTTTTTGGATACTACGGAAGTATGGACGGCGAAAAAGTTATGTATAACTTTGAACCACCACTACCTACAGCAGCACAAAAAAAGAATATAGACAAGTTTATGGGTAACGATTTTACTAAAGCCCTAAAAGAATTCTATGACGAGCATTTCGTATTTACTGCAGAAAAAGAATGCGACTTTGGAATGATTATCATTACAGAAGGCAAGATGTACGAGCATGATGCTGGAACTATGTCAATGACAAGATTTGAAACAGATTTCCTTTCAGTTGGAAGCGGATCAGAGTATGCTTATGGGTCACTATATAGCACACAGGTCTGGAGTGACGGAAAGAAAAGAGTAAGAATTGCAATTGAAGCTGCTACAAAATATAGCCCTTCATGCATGCAGCCAATAGATGTAATATCGATACTAAGAAAAGAGATAAAATAATGAATGACTTTACACTTCAAGATTTAGAGAAGATGATTTCTGATATTTCAGGAGAATTCTATGCGGAATTCTATTCTCATCAAAACCCAGACGGGGATCAAGAATTTATTACCGTCCATAGACAGTTTGCTGAGACATACGTAGTATTTACTGTTAATAGACTTATTCAAAGATTCAACGAAATGATGGCCCCTAATGCCACAGAATGATTTTGAAACAGACGTAAAGAAGATTTTTGACGAGGCCTACGTTCTCTTGATACGAAAGCACAAGGATTACGGCCCAAAAAATATTTCATCTGCTCCAGGCGGAGCTCTTAATGGTCTAATTGTGCGAAAGCATGATAAGTTTGAGAGAATTAAAAACCTATTTTTTAATAAGAAAGACAGCAAGCCACAGTTTGAGACACTTAGAGAGTCATTTATTGATGATCTAAACTATAGCGCAATTGCCATGATGGTAATTGACGGCAAGTGGCCAGAGTAGATTTGACGGATAGTGCTATTTTTGGTACTATTGTTAGATGTGTGAGAGACACACATAAATAAACCAAATCATATGAAGAGGAATAAAAAACAAACATGAAGAAACTATCAATTATCACGGCAGTGCTTGTGGCAATGACTACTTTAGTAGCAGCCCCAGCAGCCAATGCTAATGCTGGAACTGTTACCCTTACGGTAGCTGGATCAGCAGCAACAGGTGGAACAGTAGTAGGAACTCCTGTATCACTACCAGTACCAGCAGATAACAGCATTGATGCAGCAGATGCATTAAAGATTGCTGTAACATCAGTTGACACTGGAACAGTAGTAACAGCAGTTGCAACTAATGCAACAATTGTTTCTGCTCTTGCAACATCAGCAGCACCAGTAACTGCATCAAGCGGTTCATCAACACTTTCAGTTTCAACAGGAACTGGAAACTCAGCAGACTTTTATGTATATACAAAGAGCACATCAGTAGGAACAGTTGCGATTACTCGTGCTGGAACTACAACAGTGTACTATGTACAAGGTACAGCAGGAGCACTGAACTCAATTGCAATCACCGCACCAGCAACTGGAGCAGCGGGAACAGTTGCAACTCTTAAGGTAACAGGATACGACGTATTCGGTAACCCAAAGGGTGGAGCAACAATTAATACTTTAGTAAGCTCAAATGGTGCAGCAACTGCAACAGCGCTTACAACAGATACAGCAGTAGCAACACTTGGAACTAAGGAGCAGACAGTTACACTTCCTGCTTCAGGTTCAGTTGTAGTTACAGCATACGCAACAGTAGCAACAGCCGTAACAGGCCTTACAGCACCAGTAGGTTCTGTAGTTGCAACAATTGCAGTGCGTGATCTTGCAGGAGAACTTGCATCAAAGAATGCAGAACTCGCAGTAGCTAATGCAGCACTTGCAGCAGAAAAGGCTGGACGTGCAGCAGACAAGGTTGCAGCAGATAAAGCACTTGCAGATGCAGCAGCAAAGCTTGCAGCAGATGCAACAACAGCAAAGGCTTCGGCAGATCTTGCTAAAGCTACTTACATCGCAGAGTACAACGCTCTTGCTAAGAAGTGGAATGCAAAGAATCCAAAGGCTAAGGTTGCTTTAAAGAAGTAATCTTACTTAACCAGAATTGGGACTAGAGAAATCTAGTCCCTTTTTTGTTTTCTGTTTAATGTTACACAAGATTGCTAAACATAGTGCTGATATAATAGTAATGTACGATTAAATAAGTAGAGAGGGAATGAAAAAACGGCTATTAATTAGTATGTTTTCAGCAGTGTTATTAGCACTGCTATTAGCTATTTTATCCCCAAATAAAGCTCATGCAGAAGATCCAGTTCCAGCACCAGCAGAACAAGTAATTGTAAGCCCCGCACAGCAAGCAGTCAATACAGCAATTGCAACAGCAACAACAGAAGTGGCACAGGCAGCGCAAGCCTCAGATACAGCGACAGTAACAATAGCCACAGCGGTTCAAGCAGTAGCAACATCTAACACAGCAGTAAATGCAGCAAATACTGCGGTGACTGCGGCAACTATTGCGGTAGCCGAAGTGTCAAATGTATCTCCAGTTGTAGAAAATGCAACGGCGGTTGTTCAAGCAATTACTTCAACAGTAGCATCAATTACACAAGCCGTAGCCGCAATACCAGTAACGGCTACAACTCAAACACCAGAAGTCGCTACAGCACAAGAAGTTGTTACAGCAGCAACCACTGTTGTTGAGTCTGCAACTACATCCTTAACACAAGCAGTTGCTACGGCAGCAACTCCAGCAGGATCACCCGTTCCATCTGTTACCATAGAGCAAGTTTCTACAGCAATTGCAACAGAAGTTGCTCAATCAGAAACAGCAACAGTTTTAGTTCAAGCAGCTCAGACAGCAATAGACACAGCAACTGCAACAGTTGCTACAGCAACTACGGCGGTGGCAGCAATAACACCTGCACGTACAGAGGCTCAAACACAATTAACTCAAGCAAATGTAGCAATTAATAACGCACAGGATGCAGTCAATGCTCTTGCAGCAACTATTGGCACTACAACAAATGTTTTAGCAAACACAGATGATGCGGGTGTACGCATGAATCTACCATTTAATTTACAAATGGGCGGGGTAACATATAACAATGTTTACGTTGGATCTAATGCAACTATTACCTTTGGTGTTAATGAGGGACAAAACTATTACTCTACCCCCAATGCACCTTCTATTTCTGTAGCGGGATATGATTGGACTACATGGAGTAATGGCTCTGGAGTTACCTACTCAACAACAACTAACACCCTTTCAGTTGCTTGGGATGTTCGTGTATATCCTTTAAGAACTGCTGATACTCAAATGACTCAAATTAGATTTAATGCAGATGTAAACCCAGCAGATGGCGCTTGGCAAGCAGATGTTAGCGTAACTGGACCAATACCAAATGGTGCTAGGTTTAACGTAAGAGAGACAACTGGTGGTACAGTAACAAATATTAATAATACAAGCACTACTACAGGATTTACTGGGACAATTTCTCAGGGGTCTGCATTTACTCCTACACCTGATCCAAGCAATGCATCAGTTCAGGCGGCAATAGATACAGCAAATGCACAAATTGCTACATTAAACTCAGCAGTTACGGCTATTGTTGCAACAAATACAGCAAATACAACAGCCGCAGCAGCAATTCCTGTAATCGCTACTGTTTCTGCAAACACTGTGACTGCATTAGCAACAGCAAACACAACATTAACTACAAAGGTAGCAGACATTGCAATTGTTTCTACAGCTGTAGAAAAAGTAACTACTGCACCTACAATAATTGCAGAAGCGCAAACAGTAATTAATGCAGTTCCTGCACCAGCGCCCTTGCCAGCCCCTGCTCCACCTGCAACAGTTGAACCACCAGTAGTCGTGCCACCTGTAGACACTACACCAGTAGTCGTGCCACCTGTAGACACTACACCAGTAGTCGTGCCACCTGTAGACACTACACCAGTAGAAACAGAGCCTATAGATACAGAGCCAGTAGATACAGAACCCGTGGATACCACACCAGTGGAAACAGAACCTACAGACACTACTCCTGTGGAAACAGAACCTACAGACACTACTCCTGTGGAAACAGAACCTACAGACACTACTCCTGTTGAAACAGAGCCTATAGACACAGAGCCTGTTGAAACAGAACCTGTGGATACAGAACCAGTAGACGTTGAACCAGTTGATATAGAACCAGTGACGGGATCCGAAGAAGATGTAGCCAATACAGTTGATGATGCACTGTCAGATGGTAAATTAGATAGTGAAGAGGTTGATGCAATTGCAGAGTCAATGGCAGCAGATGGAGAAATTGATGCAGAAGAAACTGATCAATTAATTGAGGCATTATCAGAAGATGGTAAAGTTTCTGTAGCAGATCAAGAAGCCGTACTTGAAGCACTTGCCTCAGATGGTGAAGTTTCAAAAGAAGATGTTGCAGCAATTGTTGCACTAGCAAGTTCAGATGGTAAATTATCTGAAGCAGAAAAAGATATTGTTGCTGATGCGTTAATTCAATCAGTGCCAGAAGGTGAAAATCTTACTAAAGAACAGGTAGCGGAAGCTGGAATTAAATTATCAGATTTACCACCACAGACACCAGTTGATGTTCGTACATCCGAAAATGGTGAGGCTGTTGTTATTACAGCAGAGGTTGCCGTTCAAGTAGAACTAGTTTCCGACCCAGCAGCATTTGCAGCAGAATTATTTAATGACCCTGTAGCAGCATTACAAGCATTGGGTAGCATAGGCGCAGATATGACAGAAAGCGAAAGAGAAGAAGCAACCGAAATGGTTGTAGCAACAGTTGTAGCAGCAGGAGCGGCAATTAACGCTGCAGCAGTTGCCACGGGAGGAGCCACTGGAGGTGGCACAGGGGGCGGAGGAAGTTCTGGTGGAGGCTCAGGAGCTAATTCACCAGGTTCACGAGGAGGAAGAAGATGGTAAGAATAATAAAGAATATCCTAAAAGATATGGTAGATCAGGCATGGACTCTCCTTGGAATGTTTATTGCCTGGGTAGTACTAGATGGTAGTGCTAAAACAATTGTTGGCTATGGAATTATAGCTACAACAGCACTATGGATATTAACAAGTCCTATTCGCAATAGGGAGGAGTAAAATAATGGCAAGAAAAAAAGATATAGATCTAACAGTTATAGACGAGGCAACAGGTGCAGAAGTCCTTGGTGGCGCTGTCACAAATCTTTGGAATATATTCTTAAGAATTGTTGCTGTATTTGCAGCTTCAGGGCTATCAGTAATTGGTGCAGGAGCAGTAGTAGGAATCAGCACAGCAACAGCCGTAACAATGGCTGGTCTATTGGGTGTAGCAACAGTAGTTGAAAGACTAGCTCGCTCATTCCTAGATGATGGAAAGCTTAGCTCAGAAGAAATTAATGCGGCATTTTCTAAGGTAGATAAGCAAGCGTAGTTTGACCAGAATGAGGGGATAGGTTATAATTGATCTATCCCCTTATTTATTGGAGAAAAATGGACATTGACTTAGATATCATCAATGACCGTATCAGAGATAAAATGATTAATGAAATAAGCGGACTTGAACTTCCAGAAGCCTGGACTCCAACTCAGGTAATTGATTACATAATATATATATTACGAAAGGGCAGGTAATACTATGGCCGCAAAAGGCTCATTAGAAGCAATCATTGAGGTTGCAAAAAAAGAAGTTGGGACTATCGAAGGTCCTAAAGATAACGAAACAAAATATGGAAAGTGGACAGGAGCAAACTTCCTTCCATGGTGCCAATCATTTGTTTCTTGGTGTGCATTTACATCTGGATTAGATCCAAAGAAGTATCCAAAGAGCGCAGCAACAATTGCAGCGTCTGATTGGTTTAAGAAGAATGATCGTTGGGCAGATGCTCGTAATGACGAACCATCAGCAGGAGACTGGATTTATTTTGATTTTCCAGATGATGGTGTCAACAGAATTTCACACGTAGGAATATGTATAAAGAATAATGGTAACGGAACTATTCAGGTTATTGAAGGAAACACTTCAGGAACCGCAAAGGGAGACCAAAGAAATGGCGGAATGTGCGTAGAGAAGACTCGTGCATATGTCAAAGATAATAAGTTAAAGCTTATTAACGCAGTAGTTGGTTGGGGACGTCCAGTTTATTCTGGAGAAGAAAATACACCACTGCTATCAAAGGTTGGATCTTCAGATTCGCCTGCAAAGCCAGCACCAGCAAAGGCTGCAACACCAGTTGTTAAAGCTGCTCCAGCAGAGTTTAAGCCACTTAAGGTTGGATCTAAGGGTCAAGGTGTCAAGAATGTACAGGCGCTCCTTAAAATCAAAGCTGACGGGGATTTTGGTTCAGGAACTGCAAATGCAGTAAAGGAATTTCAAAAGAAAACAAAGCTTCCAATAACTGGTATCGTAGATAAAGCGACATTTACTGCTTTAAAGTCAAAGTAGTTTGACAGATACAGCGAGAGTTTGATATAATAGTGTAGTACCTGCCCAATGGGGGGTACTACACTAACTCGCTTAAAAGGAGCAGAAAAATGGTAACAACAACAACGTTCGGCCTGGATTTTTTTAGAGATCCTTTCTTTATTGGCTTTAATCGTGAAGTAGAAAGATTTAATAGCCTACAACAAATTAACCGTGGATCATTCCCACCATATGACCTAATAAAGCTAGACGATGACAAATATCGTTTGTCTTTAGCCGTGGCAGGATTCACAAAGGACGATATTACAGTATCAGTAGAGGATAGTAGCCTCATGATTACTGGAGATATTACAGAAGTATTAGATGCAGAGGTGCTACATAAGGGTATCGCTGGTCGTAAATTTACAAGATCTTTTGAGCTTGGAGAATATATGGAAGTATCTGAAGTAACATTGAAAGACGGAATGTTAACTATTGATATTGATCGCAATATTCCAAAAGAAAAGCTTCCTAAGATTATTAAGATAAATAACAAATAGAAGTATCAGACATTGTTCTGATCAAAACTAAATATAGAGATGGCAGGGGAGTCTTGACTCCCCTGCCATATTTAGGTATAATGGATATATGATCAATCCAATTTGGACGGAAGAGGCTATAGAAGCCATTCAAACTAAAAAGCTAAGCATGAAATCATTCTATCTAGATGAATCAGTATTGGCCAATGCAGTTCTTGAGAAAGTAGTAGAGAACATAGAGCAAAGATTATATGAGTGTCCAAACGTAGAAAAATATGTGTGTAGTGTTTGGTGGAAGCATGATGAATGTACGGCATTTATGAGATTGCTAGAAGATTTAACTGGTAATGATAGATACAGAGAAAAGAAATGGGTGGCAAATGAATAAGAAGTTAGTACATTTTACTGCAGAATGGTGCAAGCCTTGCAAAGCAATGAAACCAATAATTGGTCAATTTATTGAGCAAAACCCAGACATGGAGTATGTTCTTGTAGATATAGATACGGAACCAGAAGTTGCTAAATCACACGGGGTTATGGGAGTTCCAACTTTTATTAGTTATGTTGATGGAAAACAACACACATCACACACAGGGGCAATGCGCCTTGCAAACTTAAAACAAATGTTTCCAGAAGATGGTCAGGAAATTTTTAAAACATCAAATATGGAATCTGCTGCTCTATCAGAAACAGATGCTATGGGCAGAGAAATGTTTTGGAAAGACGCTGGCCGTCCATGATTAATCCATTTAATAAAAATAAAATTAAAGAAGGCGAGATTCATTTTCGCCCTATAGACCAAAACAGATTTTTTGCACAAAATGCTCCAACACCTGCGATTAAACATCTTCCAAAATGGTATAGAGAAATACCTAGAAATTATAAGCCAAGTGAAAAGTTTATTGCACAAAAACCTACTAGATTAACAGCTATGCCACAGGGAACTATTAAGAAATGTATTCCACTTATGGATGGAATGAGTGCTGGATATATGTATACAACTCCAGTAGAAGTTAATTTTGATCCAATATCAGCAACGTTTGCATGGGCACACGAATATGAATTTATTCAATGGCATCAGCAAGAACAGATTGATGGTTGGAAAGCAACAGATGAGTATATTCCTATAGGGTTTAAATGGCGTAATCTAAATATTATTAAGACACCTCCAGGGTGGTCATGTTTATTTACTCACCCATTAAATAGAATGGATCTTCCATTTCAAACATTGTCTGCAGTTGTAGATACAGATAAACATGATGTTCCAACTCATTTCCCATTTTTTATGAAGCACGGTTTTGAGGGTAAGATACCTTTAGGAACTCCAATTGTTCAGATAATTCCATTTAAAAGGCAGGAGTGGAAGTCAGTGGCGGATAAATATGACTTGTATGATCCAGCTATGTTAAATGCACTGACTCTTGTAGAAGATAACTATAAGAAGAATACGTGGGAGTCAAAGAAATATGAATGATTGTGGCGGACCAACACCAATACAAATGTTTAGACGAGCACTAGAAAAGATTAATAGTACACCCAACTATCAGTATGAATTATTCAGTGTGTTAGAAGAAGATAGATGGGTACCAATGGAGGATAGAATAGAGCATTCTACTTTTTATCATATGTATCCATATGACTATATTACTAATTATATTAGTTCTTGGGAGAAGAAGAATTGTCTGACTTAGATACAGCAGCTTCAATTCTATCAATTGCATCACGCAATGATGATCCAGAATTATTAAATAATTCATCTTTAATCACTTTAAGTTCTTTTTCGATATAATCAAATCTATCAGATCCCATCTGAAGTCTTTCGGTTACTCCAGGAATATCGCCTTTACCATACCAGTCATTAACAAATTGAAACCAAGTGTTAAAGCCTTTAACAATCTTTGTTATTAAATAGCCTAAAGCACCAAAGGCTGCGCCAATTAGTACTATTAATTCCAGTGTCATAGTTAATTGCATAATAGTATAATTATACATTAGTATTTATAATAATTGTGGATAAACATGTGAATAACTTTTGTAGTTGACAAACTTTTCTTAATCGACTATAATTAATATATAGCGACGCAGAGTAGAGAAGCTCGGTATCTCGTCTGGCTCATAACCAGAAGGCCATGGGTTCAAATCCCATCTCTGCTACCAGTCTTGGAACATGACTTAAAACTGTTCTTATTTCCTAACCAATGGGTGGTTGGAAAAACGACCTGAGCAAGTCTAAGTAAACTGCTCATTTTATTTCCACTAATTAGAGTGGTAGTGTGTTGGAGTTGGTGGAAGCCTATATCGTAAGAGTAGGAATACCTGGAGTTACACAGAAGGTGTATCTATAAGCAACAGGGCACACTATCACTTGAAAATGAAAGGTTAACAATGTCTGAACAAGATATATACTTCTATGGCGGAGAAGATGGAAGTTTTATTAAAACATTTAAAGATAAAGAAGATGGCTTATGGTATTCATTACATTCTGGAGTAAATAAAAGAATGTTCTTTATGGCATTAGGCATGAAGACAGAAAAAGAAGCGTACGATCTAATCGTAAAAACATCTACAGAAAAGAGAGAAAGTGATTAAGCCAATCGGAGGACTACTCCTTGTGAAGCGCAATCAGTCAGAAGATAAGACTACTAAGAGTGGTTTAGTTATCTCGGCTGCAGTATCAGAAAGCGATATGAAGACTGGAACTATTGTTGATATGGGGCCAGGTGAGCAGAACTATATTGGCGATCTTATTCCAATTATTGGTCTATGCGTAGGAGATACCGTCTACTACACAGAGCGTAGTGCAACGGAGATTGAGGATGAAGACTCAACAAAGTATGATTTAATTAGCTCAAAGAATGTGCTGGCAAAGCGATGAGTCAAAAGAGGCAGCAAAAGCTACTAAAGCGACGTAAGAATAAGGCTAAGGGCGAAGCACATTTTAAGATGAGACAATTTCATAGGTTTGCACAGGGCATGCTTGCTCAAATGCAGAAAGAAGAGAAGGCTAGTGAGCCGTCGTAGAAGAGGGCTTGATATATTTTCAACCCCTGAACATAAGACACGCATATTGCCATTGCGATGGATTGTTAATTGGTTGAATAGCCCTGCAACTGCATGCTTAGTAAGAGCGGTAGAACTTGATGAAAGAAAAGATTATGGCTGGCGGTATAAGATGTATGCCTTTGGCTGGAAGTATCTAAATAAGCCATATGAACGTTGGGGAACAGTATATAAGCTAGACCTAAAAGCTTGGAAGAAAGACCTCTCAGATCCTGGATGGGATGATTATGATGAGTTTGGTGTAGCATATTGGGAAAAGACTGGAACAGTTGATCCAGATTATTATGGAGATAAAAATGTTAAATAAAACTATTAGTATTATTAAATGTAAGTTTAAAGGACACACATTAGTGGCAGCAGGAAGCTGCCCATTTACAGGTTCATCATATGAATATTGTGAACGGTGTGGGGTAATGATACCTATTCAAAAAGCAGTTGACTAAAATACTATCAGTATAGTATACTGAATATATGATAAACAACATGGAGATACCTGATCCATTTGCTACATTTGTAGCTAATAAGTACAAGAATACTAGCGGACTTAAGTACGACTTCTTTGCAAGGGAATGGTATCTAAAAACAGCCTGTTGCGGTGAAGAGCTATATGCTCCAAGCAAGAAAATTATTAATAAGATACGTTTATACCATACTAGAAATGAATGCATGGGTGGATACTAATGAATTGTAATAAATGCGGGATGGATAAAGAGAATATTGAGTATTGGGACACTCATCAAACTATGAGTGATTATAAGGTATGGTGTACAAATTGAATAAAAGACTATCAATTTTTGTTAGTATTATATTAACCATATTAGTATTCCAACCAGAGGTTCAGGCTAGACCTAATGAGCCACAGCACTGGTCTGGGAAGGCTAAGCCTTTACCTAAGCCTTCTAAAGTAAAGTTTAACACTACCTCTTGCGAGAGGCTAGACACTGCCGTTAGAGATCAGGCAGATGCCATGGTTTCATATCTAGGCCACAGAACTAAGACTAATAAGGATAAGACTATTAAAGCTACGCAGGAGCTTTCAGGTAGATTCCTATATGAGCAGAAGAAGTTCCCAGAATCAATTAGACCATATATGCGAAAAGTGAGTGAGGCGGCGGTAGAAGAACTCACTCGAATTACTAGAGAAGGCGTACTTACATGGAGTTACTCCATAGATGACGCATATCTAGTATATGTAAAGAAGGTCCAGGAATTGGGTTATGTAGGAAGTAAGTGCCTATAATGTGGTCATGGATACTGGCAGCAATTGGCGTCACAGGCATATTCCTTGTAGGTAAGAAAACCATCTACGGATGGTTAATTCTCCTACTAAATGAATGCATTTGGATCGCCTATGCCATTGTTACTGACCAGTACGGTTTTATAGTCATGGCTTTATCATATGCTGCAGTCTATATTAAATCCTATCTGTCCTGGAGAAAAGATATCACGACGCCCTAACTAGGGCGGTGTGTGAAATAAATAGCAGTATTCCCTATGCTATATACATAATCATATAGAGGCATATAAGCCCATATGAGCCAATTGATCCATATTGAACAAGGAGTAGGTTGCTCCTACTCCTAATATCTCCTTGTAGAGCTATCAGAAGGCCTATAAAGTGGAGTATAGTGGAGCAAAGTGGAGTAATATTACTAAAAGAATATCAATGTTTACCGCGTTGAATCAATATTTATCATTAGTTCCAGTTTCTGCTCATACTATT